CTATAGGGATTACCGGCGTCCCGGTTTGAGCTGCCTTGCAAGGTCTACGGCTGCGGGCAGCGTCGCGCCGGATTTCATCATTTGGGAAAGAAGAAGCGCCTTGCGGATGTCGCGCTCAGGGTCGTGGATGTAGCCGCCGGTGGCCTTGGTGATATAGCCGCCACGTTTCTCGCCAATGTCTGGATGCTCTGGATCAAACCGTCGCGCAAATGTTGATTTTATTTGCCGGGGATCAAATACGCCTATTCCGGTTTTGCTTTTATTTATTCCGTTTTCGTAATCATAATATGAATCAAACCCGGCATTTTTTATTTTATTTGAATTGTATTCTAAATCTCGCCAATTCCATGGATGCATAAAATTGGGCGTAATTTTGGACAAAAAACTTTGGTCAGCTTTTTCCATACCAACCATTTGGCGATGTTCTGGATTGGCTATATCAAAAATATTAGTTGCCCGGACATTAACAGGGTACACACTAACTTGGCTATTTGCTAATTCCTCTGGGTTATTAGCTCCAGCAAAATTTGCTGCAAAATCTGGATCAAATGCCGCATATCCCACTACCTTGGCACCCGGATTGCCGCGCGTTCCAGCAAATTGTTTTATTGTTTTATTGCCAAATTTATCAGTTAAAACTGCGTTTTGGTTAAAATCAGTAAAATGTGACATTCTGGCCGCATTTGTTCCATGATACATAACTGGAGGAGCGTTGCTTCCCTCCATAAATTTGGCAGAAGCGGCTTGTCTAGCAATTTCTTCTGGGCGCGCCGCTAATACTGAAGAATAATCTGGGATTATTTTGGGTAGAATCTCCTCTGCCGCCAATACCCCTTCTTCTTTAACTGGTGGCGGAACAGGCGCGGCCATCATTGCCGCCCCCATCAATCCAGACCCGGCTTGCGCGGCACCTTGTCCGTATTGGCCGGATAGAAAACTTTTTGCCGATTGCCCAAAATTTTGACCGATATTGTAAAGCGGCTGCGCCACATCAACTAACTGATCAATTTTATCAGCCCAACGAGCTGCGTTACGATCATCGCCAAATACGTTTGTTAGAGCGCCAGTCAAAATACTACTTGGCGTAGTTTGGGCGGGTGACAATGTAGATTGATAAGCGGGTGACGATGTATCTTGAGACTGATCATCATCAACATCCCCGCCTTCGGCCTTGTTGATCTCCGGCTCGTTTAGATCGTACTGGCCGTTGTTGCCGGTGGAGGACTTTAGTTGCCGCTCAGGATTAAGAACAATTAATTCTTCTAATCCGTCTTTTCCATACGATAAGACACCATCATGCCCATGTTTAATTAGCTTGGCGCGAGCCTCATCGCTAATCATGTAAGGGAATTCTGAACCATAAGCGGAACGCATATGTTCGTAATTAGAGTCATTATAAATAGCAGGGTTTTTCAAAGAAGCATGGAGAGGCATGACATTGGTGCCTTCGGTATATTTACCGGGGCTACCTATGCGCCACCCTGCGGCGCGGCCTTCTTTGTCCGGCGTTAGCCATGTGGCACGGCCACTATGATCAAAATCTATATTCTTGTCGGAATGAGGCCCGACTAATTTCGGCCCCCCGGCAATAAAATTAGAAATATCGCTTGGGGTATGATGATAGACCACATGCGGAACGTCCGGGTGATTACCCTTCATAAACCGCGCAAGGTTAGCCGTCCGCTGCGGATCGCCCGGAGGCAGATACCCACTGGATACCTGCCCCTTGGCAATCATCAATGCTTTGCGGACGTCCTTGGACATTAGCGGCCCCTAGGCGGGACAAGCCCAGCCCTCTGCTGGGCCGTCATGCCCAAGTCATCAGCCACCGGCCTGATCAGCGGGGCAACAACAGGTGCGCTCAAAGGGTGAACCGCAAGGTTCTGAGCCAGATCAATCAGGTCCAGACGCTCGCGGAACTTGCGCTCTTCCTCGTGACTCTGAAGATCGCCGTGATCCTTTAGAATGCCAGCCTGCGTCTTGGCGTTGTCCAGCTTCAGACGCTCACCATCATAAGCCGCCTGTGTCTGGTATCTTTGTGCGTCGGTCTGCGCCTTGGCATCGGCAGTCTTGGCCCGCGTCTGGGCCTCCATAACCCTAGCGTCCGCGATCTTGGTCTGGTTCTGGGTGTCCGACTGCATCTTGAGAAGTTCAGGCGGCGGGCTGGCATTAGCCTGCGGCGGCGCAAGAAACTGCTGCGGGTTGCCCCAGCCAATTGCCTGCAAGGCCGCCGTGTCAATGGCAACAGGATCGTACATGGTCGGATTGCTTGCCTGAAGCTGCTTCAGGGCCATGACCTTCATGAGGCGTTGCAGATGCGAGGCCGTATTGGGATCAGCCTGCGGGGTGATCTGGTAGTTTTCAATGGCCTGAAGAAATGTCTGCTCGTCCCACTGCATCGCGGGCTTCTTGTTCCGCTGCCAGAAGCTGTCCGGGTGGTCACGGAAGCACTGCACCAGCAGCCGGAACTCCTCAGCCTGCGCTGAGTGCATACGCTTGTGGACCGAGTTCAAAATCTTCTGCTGCTGCTCAATCATAGCCAGCGTGGTCCCCACCGGGGCATCTGATCGGCCCTCGGCCACGGGCTGCTCAGACGTACCGCCGATCCTCATGCCGGTCTGGCTGATGTTCTCCACCAGCGCCATGAGGGCCTGATCCGGCCCCTTGTACGGTAAGGGCATGATGGCCTGACTGATCGGCATGCCGCCGGTCTTGACCAAAGCACCGCCGCCGGGGGGAACCCGGAAGATATTAGTATTCTGTCTTGCGCCGGTATCGGCCATCAAGAAGCCGGGGAAGTTGGCGTACATGCCAGCGTCCAGCAGTTCGCGCCAAGCAGCCGTGATGGCGTTGGTGGTGTTACCCAATATGTGCAGCAGGCCAATGTCGTAGAACCCCAGACCGGGGATGTAGGTGTACTTGACGAAGTTGCTCTTGGCTTCGGGAAGCTCTTGATCGTCCTCCTCGTAATTGCGGGTAACAGACAGGACTTTCTTGGTGCTTACGTCAATCGTCACGCGGTACGGGATTTCTAGGCCGGTCTCCTTGCCACGCATCTTGTGTTCGTAGCCCTTGATGTCCAGCTCACAGTAGACCTCGTATATCTCCCGGTCCCGATCATCGGGATTCGTACTCTCCGGCTGAATACCCTGCTGCGACTTCTCTTCCCGCTGCAAGCTGTCAAGACTGGGCATACTGGGCGTGGACAGATCAATGTCCCGATACACACCCAGTATCTGCAGCCGCTTCACCGTGGACGGGCGCAGCATGGAACGATGTGTGATGCGCTTGGCGTTCTTCAGGTCAGTGGCTGAGCTATTCACAATCAGATCGTCGGCGTCAATCGTCTCAGAGACCGGGCGATTGCGAAGCGGGCAGAAGTACACCTTCTTGAACGCCGTGCCGCCGAAGCCCAGCATCAGCAGCATCCTGTCTGTGTCGGGGTAGTATTCGCTCGCCGTGACCGTCAGGAAGTGGTTTAGGTCGCGCTCCAAAGCATTGGCAAGCTGATCTTCCTGAAGTGTGGCGTTGTTGTCGTCGTTCCTGATCTTGACCGGACCGTCTACCGGCAGCATTTCCGAACGAGCGTTGGCCTGAAAACGCAGGACCGCCTCAAGCAATAGCGGGTGACGGACGCGGCTCATGCCCTCGACTGGCGCACCGTCAGAGGATGATCCTAGACCGGGAACCTCAACCTTCAGGCCCATCAACTTCAGGCCATTGGTGCGGTCCTCAATCCAGTCCTTGCGGCTCTGGATGTCATCCTCAATGCCGCGCATGAGATCGCCGGAGATGCGATCAAGTTCCATGTCGTCAATGTCTTCGACAAGATTATCAAACCAATCTGTCGGGCGGCGCTCTTCATCATCAAGCAGCGACTTGCCATCAAGACTGATGGTGATGGAGCCATCATCATGCTCAATCTCAAGAATCTTTCCGTCATCATTCTTTTTGGGCTTGTCAGGGCCGCCCTCGATGATCTCGACGGTTACAGGTTCATCATCGCCAATTTCTGGCGCTGGCTGACGTATGGAGGGGCTTAGTCCCGGCGTAAGCGGCATGGGTTACCTTTATATGCGAGTAACCGAACATATCACCAATGCCGCATGCTAACTAGTACAACGGCTGCAAGTTGCTCCCAGTGTGCGTCATTGCGGACTTTACCTCCGCCGCCCATTCAGGTGAACGAACCAACAACCCTGCGTCACGCAGATGCCTGATTGCCATTGAGACAGTATCGACAAGATCGTCGTGCTTGCCTCGCGGGAACTGACCAACTTGCGTGATCAGTTTGTCTGCCCAGTCTCGGTCGGGCGCGTAAATCATTCCCTCCGCAAACAGGTGGGCAACAGAATGTAACCTTGCCAGTTTGTCCTGCCCCTTGGGATCAACCAACTGCACCGCGAATGTTTCGTGGCTGTACAGTCTGCGGACTTCTTGGGCCACGCTAATACCGGACCCTTTGTTCTCAATTATAAGTTTGTCTACCTTGTAGGTCTTGCAAGTCTCGCTGACCTTCTTGATCAGGTCGTGCAGTTCCAGCCGCTCCGCCCAAGCCATCATGCACATGACCTTGGGGATGGTGTTCTCGTCACCGCCGACCTTGATCTGGAACCGCTGCTCCAGCGCCTTATCAAACAGGATGGTCTGCTCGCTCTGGTCTATGAGGCCGCTCTCTCGGTTGACGTACTTGGTGGCCGGTGTCGTATTTGCGCCTGAGAATATGCCCCATATCGTCAAGGCCGAATAGTCGTTCTCAGTCTTGGTCGTGTAGGCCGTGTCCAATGAGGCAATGATGTATTCGACCGGGGGGTAGTTATCGCTGGGCCAAGTCTGCCACCACTCACGCTTGATGACGCCGCCGCCCTTGGGTTCAGGC